CGTGGGCGGGGCGCAGGACAGCAGGTCCCGGGACAGAAACGTGCGCAGGTACAGGGCCAGGCCGTACTTTGTCCCTTTGTACCGGTGAAACTCATAGAAGCGTTTGATCAGGTCGATCTTCTGGGCGCGCGTTGCGACATACTCCCAGCCGTCCACATGATAGGCGTAGGCTAGGTGCTCCAGGACAGCATCCAGGCGCGACTCCACCGGGATCATGCGCAACACGTCCAGGTCCAGGGCGTCGAAGCGGTCGAGCAGGCCGCCTATCGCCTGGCTGGTGTCGTCATTTATCCCTGGCGGGATGATGCGCGGATCAGCCATCGGCCACCCCCGCCACGTCGACGGTCACACCGGTGCAGTGCGCCCACTCTTCCGGCGGCAACACCAACAGCCCGGGGGAGATGACCGACACGTCATGCACGCCGGTCACGGCGGCGGCGGAAATGACCTGGGCAGGAACGATGTCCCGGCCCAGCCGGGCGGCCCGGCCCGACGCATAGGCCAACAGGGCCTTGTGCGCCGCGCCCGCAACCGTGGCCGCATCGTGTCCGCCCTGGACGGTCACGGCCACATGCACGGCGTAGTCGCGGGAAACGGGCGGCAACACCTTGACCAGGTCGGTCAAAGGCCGGACCTTGTCGCCCAGAAGAAGCGCCGCCACCTGGGCGATCACCTCGCTTCCGGGCAGCCCGTCGGCCATGAGCGGATGCACGTGCACCACCCCGGCCGAGGGCGATATCACGGCCACATCCACAATCCCCTGGTGGGCCGAGAGCGCCCAAAAACGGTAGGCGTCCGCCGGTCCGCATGTCGAAAACGCCTCCGTAGCGATCTGGGTACGGATCCGCAGCCGGTCGTCGTCCTCGGCGGCCAGTCCGCCGTAGCTGGTGGTGGTGTTGGCCACGGCGTCCACGTCCAGGCTGTCCACCAGATTGGCGATCTCGCCCGGCAGATAGCCGTTGGCCCCGGTCCCGGGCGTGGCGGCCACGGCCGGGACGGCGACGGACGCCTCCCCGGCGGGCAGCACCACCTGGACCGTGGTGGCGAACGCGATCTTGCCGTCCTTGGTCTGGACCCGGGTTCCAGCCGGGATGGCAACCGCCGCCGAGCGCGGCGGGTCGACCGAAAATAGCAGTGTGGTGCGGGCGGCCGCAGCCGCCAGCCGGGCGACGTCGTAAAAGGCGGCCAGGTGGTCGAGGTGCGTGTTCGTGGCGTAGGCCAAAAGATTTTGCTTGGCGGCGGCCTGGATGCCGATGCGGACCAGCATCTCCCGGTAGGCCACCACGTCAATCTCAACGCGCTCGGGTTGGGCCGGATAGAGCGTACGCCCGGTCATGGCCTCAAACATGGCCACCATTTCGGAGGTTACGGCGGCCGCGTCCCGCGAAACGAAGGAGGGTTCAGGCAGTCTAGTCAGGTCGAGTGAACACATACCGCACCTCCGACGTCTGGGCTTGCGACCCCAGGGCAGCCACCCAGCGGATGACCAGACACACGTGCTCGGCATCGTAGCTGCTATCGATGCCGACGACCGTGGCCCTGGGCTCCCACCTGGCCAGGGCGTCGGTGCATTCGCGGATGATGTGGGGCAGGGCCTCGTTGGTCGGATGATCGAGATAACGCCAGGCGTCGCAGCCGAACTCCGGCCGGTGGACCACGGCCCCCTTGGGCGTGGCCAGCAGGATGCGCATGGCCTGGGCGATGTCGTCGAGCTGCTCGACCACCTCGCCGTAGCCGCCCACGGTGCGGGACCAGTCGGCGGATCGTATTTCGTTGACGTCGGCGACGGGGTTTGTCATGTCATCCTCTTCCGGCGGCGGGATGGGGACGTTGTATATCTCTCAACGCGGGTTTCCTTCTGCATCGTGCAGAACTACTCTTTTCGAGATTGCTCACTATACACTTCATCTTCGATGAGATCAGGGACATATTGCCCCGTCACGGTGCTGTTGCACAGCATCACGATGGTCGGGGCGTTCAGGCAGATCGTGCGCTCTGATTCGATCACGACATATCCATATCCCTTGAGCTTCTTCCAATCATCGGCGGGCACGATCTCCGGCGGCTCCTTAGGCAGACGTTTTTCCTTCACCAGTTTGATGAGCAGGTTCCCCTTGTTGATGCGATGGCGTTGCAGCTTTTTGAGCACGCTTGTTTCAACGCCGCCGCGAATGCTCGCCCGCAGCTCGTGCGTCTTGCGGTCGTATTCGACTTCCGTCTTGTCCTCGAATTGCGTGTGGCGCTTGTCCTGGCTCGAAACCGGCGCGGGATCGGCGGCCGAATAGATGGCCCCCAGGATGACTCCCTCTTCATTGTGTGCATCGACCAGACAGGCCACGTGCTCGCCGGGTTGGGGCATGTGGTAGTCGCGGTCGCCCGTGGTCTTGCGCTGGATCACGGCCAGCCACCAGGATTCGATGCCCTCGTTGTCCTGGTAGCGCACGCGGGCGCGGCAGTTCGTAGCGTCCACCCGGGTCACGACGCCGAATTTAAGCATTTCCCGCCTCCTCGTAGCCCCGTTTGATCGTGATCTCCGTGGCGTACCCCTTGCCCTGCTCGATGCTGTGGCGCGACGAGTCGACCAGGTATGTCCCGTCGAAACGGCCGAATCCGGCCAGGGCCACGGTGTTTCCGGCCACCAGCCGCGTGTTGCCCTCGCAGTTGATAGTCCCCTCGTATTTGCCGTCGTTTTGCCGCTCCAGTTCCGCCTCGGCCTGGAGCTTGGCCTGCTGGGCATTTTCGCAGCGCCGGGTGATTTTGCAGGTGTCTCCGGACGCGGCCCCCGAGGCCCGGGCCTGGTGCGTGTGGCAGGTTTTCGTCTTGGGATCGTCGTAGGAGCACTCGCAGTCCTTGTAGGCCTTGAGCGACTGATCCCGCAGACTATAGGACGCCACGCCGCCCACGCGATTGAGCGTCAGGACCGGGGCGGCCTGGCGCAGTTTTGAATACTGGCTGAACACCAATTGATCGCCCTTGACGGAAAACACGTGGCCGTAATCGCCCGCCAACCGCTTCACGAACGACAGATCGGTTTCCTGGTTCTGGGTGATCCGATTGAGGCGCACGTCCGGGATGTCGCCGAGCACTCGAAAGCCGTGGCGGCGGGCCACGGTGGTGGCGATCTCGCGCAGACTGGACCCTTCGTAGGCCTGGGACCGCTTGGTGCGCTGGGCGGGGGTGACGCCGCTGGCCAAAGCGCGGATATGCATCACGGCCTCGGGGCCGGAGATCTCGATTTCCTCGATCTCAAACGACCCGCACGGCATGAGCTGCTCCCCGGCGTAGCCCATGGCCACCACGATGGCGTCGCCCTGGCTCGGATACCAGGACGTGCGCCACACGCCGGTGGAGTCCTCCAGGACCAGGTCCACCTCGTCGGACGACCCCGCCACGCTGTCGCTGTAGGTCACCGACTTCACGTAGGACATGATCGCGGACGTCACGTCTTTTCCCGCGATGCTTACTTTCCATTGCGGGGTGCGGACCTTCACCTTTTCCATGGCGGCAGATCCTCGGCCAGGGTGGCAGGGGCTTCTATGATGGGGATAAGCAGGCGGATGCCGCCGGTCAGGACCGTGTCGCGGGGCTGGCCGGGGTTGGCGACCATGATGCGCTCGTAGCCCATTGGGTCGCGGTAGTAGCGCCAGGCCAGATGGTCCCAGCGCTCTCCCTCGGTGGTGATGTGCTCCAGATACGCGCTCATCGCCACACGCTCCCGATCAGCGACTGGCCGGACTGGGCGACGGCCTCGCCCGTGCCCGAGGATTCGCCGCCAACCCATTCCTTGAGCTTGAGCGTTGCCGCCACTTCCATGGCGCGCCCGGCAGGTCCGGTAAAAAGCGTGTCCTCGTTGATGGAGACGATCACGTAGCGCCCGAGATATGTCCCGGTTCCGAGCGACAGCGGCAGGGCCTGATGTCCGGCGGCGGCGGTCCTAAGCGCCGTCATCACGGTCTCGGGATCGCAAAACGAATGGTGCAGACGGATGGTCCAGTTGCGGTCGCGCAAGGCGTCGCCGGTCCATTGCAGCTTGGGCTTGCCTTCGATGACGGCGTGTTCGGCGTAGGTGTGGCCGATGGCCAGGTCTGCCGACTCCGGCGCGCGCAACAGCTCGAAGCGGATGTCGCCCAGGGTGGCCCACATTTAGTACGCCCTCCGGGCGTTGCGGGCCACGACCTGCTCGATCAGGCGCACCAGTTCATGCTCGTGCCGCTTGAGTGCGGCCATGAGGCCGTCCTTGCCGCCCGGGCCCTGGACAGTGACGGTGGGCGAATAGTTGACCGTGACGCCGCCCCCGCCGCCCGGACCCCGGCCCCCACGTCCGGACGCGGCCGCCGGGGCCGCCGGACGCGGCGCGGGCGTTGGCGCGGCTGACGCGCCGCCCACGGGCACGGTGCGGCCGAGGTTTCGGGGCAATGCCCGCGCGGTGGGCGGCATCGGGTCGGCCATTCCGCCGTGTTTACGCAGGATGGCTTGCAGACGCGGGTCCTGCCACTTGGAATCGCCCATAAGGCTTGTGGCCTTGGCGGCCATTCCGCCATGCTTGCCGAGGATGGCTTGCAGACGCGGGTCTTGCCACTTGGCGTCCCCCATAAGGCTTGTGGCCTTGGCGGCCACCGTGGCCTTGTTCACAGGAGCCATCCCGGCGCCCGCCGCCGCCGTCATGGCCTTGACCAGCGGCCCGGCGTCGACGCCCTCGGCGATGGTCTCGATGAGCCGGACGCGGTGCAGATCCCGCAGCGGCCCAGCCTTGGCGGGAGAAAACGGCCAGTAGGACCGCACCTTCTCGGCGATCCCCTTGACGCCATCCAGCAACTTGCCTGCGGCGGACATCATGCCCTGCCACAACTGCTCGATGATGCCCACGCCAGCCTGGAACATCCGGGCGGGCAGGCTCGTGAAGACGGATAGCAACCGGCCGCCCACCTGGGCCACAGCGGAAACCGCGCGGGACACGCCGCTTTGTATGGCCGCCATCCCGCCTGTGATTGCGCTGGACAACGCCGTCCCAATCGATCCGGCCACAGTCTTCAGGTAGTCCCAGAAGCGCTGGGTCGCGGCCTTGACCGTGTCCCAATGCTTGACCAGCATGTAGATGCCCACGCCCAAGGCGATGACGGCCGCGATGATCCAGGTGATGGGGTTGGCCAAAAGCGCCGTGGTGAACGCCCACGCCCCTTTGGCCGCCGCGAGGAAGGCGGTCAAAAGCGTGCGGCCGAGGATGGGACCGAGCCAGGCCAGCGCCCGGCCTAGCATGCCGACCCCGCCTGCCACGGCGGAAAACACCCCGAGCAACGCGGATACGCCGCTGCCCACGGCCCCGGCCACGATGCCCACGCCGCCCAAAACCACCAGGAGCCCGCCCACGGCCAGGGCTGCCAGCCCCAGCCATTTAACCAGGTCCTTGTTGCGGTCGACCCAGGCCATCATGGGACCGCCGACAAATTCGTTGACCGCCTGCATATACGGATACAGCGATGTGACCATGGGGCCGCCCACGGCCGCCCAGAAGTTCTCGACGGTGCCGGTCAGGGCCTCCCAGGTGTTGCGGGCGGATGTGTTGACCTCGGCGATGCGCTGCTGGATGCTGGCCTGCTTGTCCATGAGCGCCATAGCCTCACGCAGGCCCGCGACGCCAGCGTCGGACAGGATGGAGGCCACCCGCGTACCTTCCGAGCCGAACAGCTTGGTCATGACCTGGAGCTTGTCCAGTTGGGAGAGCGAATTCAGCTTCTCCAATTCGCCGACCATCTTTTCCAGCCCGACGAAGTTTCCCGCCTGATCAAAAAATTGCATGTTGATCCCGGCATGCCGCAGATCCGCGTTGACCTCCTTCATGATCTTGGAGTTGCGGCCCAGCTTGTCCTCGAGCATGGCCGTCTGGGTCAGCATTGTGGCGAAGTTGGTGCCGAAGACGCTGCCCTCGACCCCGTGCTGGCTGGCCAGGCCCTGCATGGCCAGGACCATCTTGGCGTTCTCCGCCCCGGCCAGCTTGAGGGTATTGAGCGTCCCGCCGAGGTATTGCGCCGCGTACTTGATTTCCTCGGGGGCCAGGCCGAAGGAAAACTTGGCCCGCTGGGTCAGGTCCGCCATTTTGACCAGCTCGTTTTCGGCCAGGCCGAAGGTCTCGCGAAACTTCGCCGTCAGCGCGCCCGCCTCGGCCTGGGGGATCTTGAGGATGACGCCCAGGTAGGCTGCGGCCTTGAGGCCTCCATTCACGACCGAGGACAGGGACGCACCCTTTTCGATAAGGGCCTGGGCATTGTTGACGAAATCCGCCGTGGTTCCGGGCAGAAGGTTGCCAAGCTCCACGGCCTGACGGTTGATCTCCGCGAATTGCGGCGGGATGCGTCCCAGGTTGTCCAACATGGCCACGCGCAGGTTCGTCGAGGCCTCGTCCAGGTTGGCGAAGGCGGTGATGGGCTTTTGCAGGCCGTTCATGATGCCATCGCCCATCAGGCTGGCCTTGGTCCCCATCTCGGTCATCTTGGCCGAGACCTGTGACACTGTCTGTTGCAGACGGGCAAAGCCCTGGGCGGCCTTGTCGGTCGCGCCGGTGATGACGCCGCTCATCTTGTCGATGGCGGTCAGCACGATGCCGAGTTGCAACAGTCCGTTCACGCTGGCCCCCAGGCGTCAGGGGCGGCTTTTCGCCGCCCCGTCAATCAACCCTGTTCATGTCGTTGTGGTACTCCACGGCCTCCCGGCACCAGCGGGCCAGATCGGCCGCATCCATGGCCATCAGTTCGTCGTGACTCCAGCCGGTCACGGCTGCGAGGTGGAGGACGGCCCGGGCGTCGACGGCAAAAAATCGCCGCCGGTCAATTCCCCGATCTTGACGTTTAAGAGCATGACGTCGCCGAGCGGCATTTCCAGGATGTCCTCGAGCACCCGCTTTTTGCCGTCGAACGTGCACAGGCTGGCGATCAGGCCGTACATGACCAGATGCGTGTCGGTAGCGGCGGCGCGCTGGGCGGCCAGCAGGTCGCGCCCCTTGCCCGGGCGTATGACCACGCGCACGCCGGACGGCAGCAGGAATTCGCCCGGCAGGGACGCAATGGCGGCGTCGATGTCCTGGAGGTGTTCTTCCAGGGCCGTGGCCACGGCCTCGGCCGCGCTCTCGGGGCCGGGGGCCTGGGGCTGCTCGACGGCCGGATCGATGCTGTTCGGATCGCTCATGGATTTCTCCTGTGGGTTGGGGTTATCCGCCGATGTTGGCGCGGTAGGTGGCCAGGAGGTCGACGCCGTCCACCTTGAGGATGTTGGACAGGGCGTCGATCTCATAGAGTTCCCGGCCGTCCGACACGCATTTGACGTAGGTGCAGGAAAACTTGGACGGAAACTCGGCCGGGTTCTGGGGTTTGTAGTCGCCGAAGCTCACCTCTTTGAACTGGCCGCGCAGGTGCACCACCAGGGGCGCTTCGGCGATGAGTCCGGAATCGTCCCAGGTCTGGAGCGACCCGCGAACCTGCAAGGCAACAGCCCGGAAGGGATTGGCGACCGTCGGCAGCACGTCCGGGTAAAAGCTGGCCCATTTGAAGTCCGCCTCCATCTTGTCGATGCCCGACGGCAGTTCGACCTTGGCGATCATTCCCAGGGCCTTGTGTTCGCTCATGACGTTTTTGACCGACGGCACTTTGGCCTCCTCGCACCGACCAAGCTGCGAATCGCCATTTAGATAAACGTTGCAGTTCGTCAGGCGGTTGATCTGGATCGGGGTGGGCATGCGGTCTCCTTATGAGGTCGTCGTGGCCACGGTGTTGGCCGAGGCGTTGAGCTGGGACAGATAGTTGATGTTCACGCGGCTCTCGAATGTGATGCGTTCGGCCGGGGGCGGCGGCATGAAGTCGTAGCTGAATGTGATGTGCCCGGCGGCCAGTTCCGTGGCCTCATTGAGGCTCTTGTCGTACCAGCAGCGGCCGTCCAGGATGGCTCCGCGCGCCACGAGGGTGCGCATGAAGCTGTTCACGCTTTCTGTGACGGCGTCGATGAATGCACTGGTGATGGGCCGATCCAGGAACTGGAGCATGCTGTATTCGATGGACTCGGCGATCACGTCGGCCACGCGACGGACATTGATGAACTGCTTGGGGCCGGTGACCGAGGGCCAAGCGGCGGAGCGGTTGCCCCAGGTGCGCAGCCCCGTGGCGTAAGCGTTGAAGATGGTGGTGATGCCCACCTCGTTTAAGAGGTTGCATTCGGAGTTGGCGTCGTTGATCCCGGCCGTGAGGCGAATCTCCATGCCGACGATGCCCTGTATCTCGGTGTTGGACGGGCTCCACCAATAGCCCTTGTCCATGTCCTTGGCGGCCAGCACCCCGGCCAGACGCGCCGACAACGGTTGCAACACCGTGGTGTCTGTGGACGTGTCGTAGACCTTGCAGTGGGGGTAGCACAGCACGGCCCTGGGGCTCGACGTGTTGAAGTTGATCGCGCCAAGCGGGCCGCGTCCGGCCAGCGCCTGCTGGAAGGTGACGCCCACGGGCGCATCCACCATGGAGATGGCCCGCATGGCCTCGGCCAAAACGATCAACTCCGAGGTCACGGACGTCAGCGGCGAATAGCCTGGCGCAACCAGGATCTTCGGCCAGAAGCCGAACAGGTTGAAGCAATCCTTGAACGCCTGCATGCCGAGGCGCTCCCCGGCCGCGTCGGTCCAGCCGATGATTTCCGACGGCAACACCTTCGACGGATCGGCGTAGGTGCAGCCCACCTTGACCGCCGCGCCCTTGGCGATGCCCCCGGCGGCCAACCTGGTCACGACGCCTTCCACGGGTTCGACGCTGTAGTCCGTGCCGAGGACGTAGGTGGTTGCGCCATCCTTGGACTTGACCACCACGTCGGAGACGCCGGGAGCACCCAAAAGCAGCGTGTCATCGTCCGCGAACAGGGCGTCGCCCAGCGGCCACTGCGAGGTGTGGCTGTTGGTGTAGGCGTAGCTAACGGACACAGTGGCCAGGGCCGGGATGGATCCCTCGGCCAGCCGGGTGATGACGCCCGTGGCCGGATCGACCGAGTAGTCCGTGCCGGAGATGAAGGTGTGCGTCCTGGCCTCGTTTTTGATGATGACCCCGGAGATGTCCTCGCGGTCCAGGGTGATGGTCCCGGCCGCGCTAAAAGTCATTTCCTCGGCCGGAACATCGATGACCCGCTCGCCGCCCTCGGGATCGAAGACGTTGATGACTACCACCGCGCCGTAGCCCGAGCCGTTCACCTGCTGGTCGCGGATGGCGTCCAGGGCCTGCGGGATGGTGTAGCCGTCCCGGGCCGTACCGAAGTATTTGGCGGCGGACTGGTCGTTGAGGATAAGGACCGGCTCGCCCACGGTGCGATAGGCCGGGTCAACCTCGAAGATCGGCGCAGTTCCGACAAGCCCGATGACGGCCGTTTTCACCAGCCGAATGGGCGCCGGGCCGTCGTCGATTTCAACGGTCTCGACGCCGTGAAGGAAGTTCGCGGGCATTTATTCCCCCCCCGTGGGTTTGGTGTTGGCTGCGGGTGTGGCGGGAGCGGCGGCCGTGGCGGACTGGACGGTCGAGGCCGTCCCAGCGGGCGCGGATTCCTGCTTCACGGCCGCAGCGACGGGCGGCGTGACAGCCTGAGTGACCGGCGCGGCCGGGGCGGCGGGACTGACCACGGGCGTCAGGTGGCCGCGAGCGACGAGCGCTTTGACGTAGGCGTTGTCCTCGGGCAGGGCGATGTCCCGACCCGGGAAAAGCCGCACCTGGCGGCCTTTGGGGAACGCATCGTCGGGCAGAGTCACGGCCGAAAGCGGGCCGCTGTAGCGGTAGGTCTTGTCCATGTCATTTCTCCACGATGATGGGTGCGGGGTCGATGCCGCCGGTGACCGCGATCCGGGCGGCGGCCAGGGCGTGGGCCACGTCGTCGGGGAACTGCGCCTGGGACACCCAGGGCACGTCCGCCGCGTACACCGCCAGATAGGTCCACACGCCGCTGCTCACATCCTCGAACTGTTCTCGCACCGGATGGAACCGGGCTCCCCGAATGGCGCGTCCGGACAGGGCGGCGCGGGCGGCGTCCAGCACGGCGTAGGCCCCTGTGTGGTCCCGCAGGGAGCGCACCTTGATCACAAGTTGGAACTCCAGGCGG